CGATCGGCAAGTCGAATTCCACGGCAAGACCACGTAACTCTTCAGCAATAGACTTGATATACGAATACGAGTTAATAGCACCGCCCATTCCTTTCATACGCGCACTGGCGCAGATGTTGAGATAATCAATATAGATGATATCGGGGGCAAACTGTTTCTTAAGTTTCAATTCATTCAGTAATGCACGGAAGTGATTGGCGTGGGCACTACCCGTGGGATATTCTTTGATGATCAGTTTGCCAGTTGTCTTCTCCGCGATACTCTGAACACGGTTTGAGAACATGTCCTTACTCAGATGTTCCAACTGATCTATCGGGACGTTGAGTAGATTCGCATCGATCCTTTCTGCGATACGTTCTTCAGCCATCTCCATAGTGATATAAAGGACATTCTTCCCCTGTGATAGGGCAGCACCAGCACTATGACACATGAAGAGAGATTTACCGACACCCGTACCCGCCAATGCGATGTTGAGGGTCTTATTAGGTAGTCCACCCTTAGTGATGCGGTTAAAGTAGTCCAGATCAAAGGAAATACGTTCTTCATCCAGATGATAGAATTCCCAACGACCATCAATATTTTCGAGATAGTCGTGACCAATGTTTGCATCAAAGGAGACACCCAACGCTGTAGACAGAATATCTGGTATCGCATTCTTAGATAATTTTTGATGTTTGCCGTCAAGAATACTTATAGATTCCATGACCGCATTAAACACTGCACGATCTTGACACCACTTCTCAGTGCGATCAACTAACCAGTCTGAGTCTTCTGCGCTGTAGTTAAAGATGTCTGGCAGTATCTCCATGGCATGGCGATACTGTTCATCTGTCAAACGATCTTCAGAGTCAATCTCAATCTTGAATGCCTCTATTGTAGGCAGTCTGTTGAACTTGGCAATGTAAGAGGTGAATTCTTTGAAGAGACCTTTGTAGACCCCTTCAAAATATTCTGGCGAGAGAAAGGCCGCAACCTTTCTCATATAAGAATCGTTAGTCAGTAGATTCCGTAGAATCGTCTGCTGTAGATTGATTTCCGTCATTTTCTTCCCGTGTAGTAATTGCAGCTTCTAGAATATCTTGCAACACATCTGCCGCAAACTTTTGCATATCTAAATTCTCAAGCGTGTTCTCGGGATTCTCACTTTCGATGATATCGAAGTTGAACCGTAACGTCCCCTCTTTACCATCTAGTTGAACGTTATTGTACCGAATCGTCACATCTTCAAAAGGATCTCTCAGAAAACTTACGTTCCAGAATTCATTACCTTGTGTATCATACGCTGAAATTAGCTCGTAGTCAAGGTGTTCGGACGGTTTGTCTAGGTTTAATTCACTCATGCTTCCTCCAGCTCAGTGATTAGTTCCGCGTTCAACTCACTGGCATAACCAATTCTATAGGTCTTCTCCAAGAAGTCTGCGAAGTTAGTTGTTTCGAAAATAGGTTCCCAGAACTCTGCAGTCAAAGTGTCTTTGGTGCGAACTTTAGTGCCGACCATTTCACCCGTAGATGTGTCAACTTTCTGATACCAACCATTAGAAGGTTTTGCGACATACCCACCAAGAAGTGCGACATCAAGCAGACCAGAATACTTCTGCACACCACCTTCCCATGAGACGCCAATCGGAATCTTAGACTTCTCTTTGACATATCGGGACTTCTCTACGTTGATCACAAAGTCATAACCAACGATCTCAGTACCCTGCTTCTCTTGACGACGGCCGATAATCCAGATGTTGTCTGCAGAGTAATAGATGCCTGTGCCACCACTCACGATATCTTTTGGAAACAAACCAATCTCTTTGTACGTGTGATTGATCGCAATCATTGGAATGTTCTTCATCGCAAGATAAGGTGTTGACATACGGAATAGACCCTTCAGTGCCTTAGCACGTGACATGTCCGCGACACCCTTCTCATTCAGTGCGTCCTCTAGTTCTTTCTTAGACGCGAGGTTACCGATCGAGTCAATGACAATAATGACGTCATCTTCACGGTCTAACTGTTCCAACTGGTTGATCATGTCAAACTTCAGTTCTTCGACATTTGCAATCGGTGTGTGCAACACACGACTGGTATCGATACCGAACTGTTCAAAGTATGACTGCGGCGAACCAAACTCTGAATCATAGAACAACATGACTGCGTCTGGTTTCGCGTTGAGATATGCACCCGCCATGAGTAAGGCGAATGATGTCTTGAAGTGCTTAGATGGTCCAGCGAGAACAGTCAGTCCAGGCGTCACACCACCATTGACAGATCCCGACAACGCGACATTCACCATCGGAACGTCGGTCGGAACCATGTCTTTATCTGTGAAGAACTTACTCGTCGAGAGGGTCGCCGTCTCCTTGATCTTGCTGTTCTTCTTTAGTTTGTCCATTATCGACATTCTTTTTGCCTCCAAAATCTACGAATGTAATATTGTTTACTTTTTCACGATCATCAAGGTCATATTGTACCCTATAATCGCTATTGATGTCAAGTACTCTTTCAAGAAGATCAAAGGAATGTTCGTTGCCTTCTCGATCTTCAAATGTAGAAAATCGTAAGAATGCCTTTGTGTCTTTAGGCAGACACGCGCCGCCGAAACCACGCTTACCATCAAACCCTGGAACACGAGTATGACCCATGCCGACACGATCATCTTTACCAGCAGCTCGCACTACAGTATTGTAGTTGCAACCATACATGTTGATCAGATCATACAACTGATTGAAGAATGTGATCTTAGTAGACAAGAATGAGTTGATCGTGTATTTTACAAACGATGCCTCGTATGCAGTCATGCGGTGATAGTCATTTGACTCACACGCACTAAAGATTTCATACACATCGATGACTTCTGCAACTGACTGAGGAGTGCCACCGATGACATGAAACTTTGCAGAGACGAAATCTGCCTTCGCATTCTTCTCCGTGAGGAACTCGGGGTTATAGGCAAAACGATCTGCTTGTTCTTTCGTGATCTGTTGATAAATTCTATCAACCGCATCTGGTGTGATAGTTGACTTGATAACTACAAGAGCATCTGTCTCATGTAAGCACTTAAGTGCAGACTCTTCAACAATAGAAGAATTGACAGACCCGTCATCATTAGACGGTGTAGGTGCGCAGATGAAGAAACAAGTCGGAGTCTCATCGATTGTTTTTGACGACAAGTCGTCTAAGCTTGTATTATACTTTGGATCAAATAGTGCAAAGTCAACTATAGGATGCATGAACGCATATTCTACAGCTTGACCGACAAATCCGTGACCCACAATACCCATTAAGAATCTTGCAGGTTCGCCATTCGGCATCATTCTAGACATTAGTCTACCTCGTTATATTCTTTGTACCACTCGTAAAATCTTTCAACACCCTCTGCAATACTCACCTTTGGTTGATAACCAAGTGCGCCGAGTTTAGATGTGTTCGACCATGTTTCTTTAGTGTCTGCAGGATGCTTAGGTGCAAGATTCTTGATTGCTTTCTTACCAGTATTCTTTTCAATCTCACCGATAAAGTCCATTAACTCGACTTGCTCACCACGGCCAATATTAAAGATCTCACCAGACTCGATGTCGGTATTATCTAAGACGACCTCAATACCATCCAAAATGTCATCAATATAAGTGAAGTCACGCTTCATATCACCATAATTATACACGGTTATTTCTTTTTCGTCAAGAATGTTTTTAGTAAAATCAAACAACGCCATGTCAGGACGACCCCATGGTCCGTAAACTGTGAAGAAACGCAGACCGACAGTATTGAGACCAGACGACTGCATCTGACATTCGTTCGCCCACTTAGTATAACCATACGCATTCAACTGCTTGCCGTGTTCGCGACCTTCCACCCATGGTACTGGAGCGCCTGCGTAGATGCACGAAGTTGATGCATAGAGGATACGTGTTTTTGGTAGATGCCTTTTACAAACATCAATCAGGTTCTGCGTCCCATCGATATTATTTGCGTGATAACTCTTCTCTTTACCTAGTGAGTCGCGCACACCTGCCATCGCACCTAAGTGCACGATAGTGTCTGGTTTAAAATCCCACAAGAGTGCTTCTAACTTGACCTCATCTGTTAGGTCACATCCCCAAATATCAAGGTTAAAGTGGACCATGCGGTCGCGTTTCAACTTTGGAGTATATAAGTGGTTGTTGAAATTGTCAATTCCTTTAACCGACAGACCACGATCCATCAGCCGTTTTGATAACTGAGATCCAATGAATCCAGCGGCACCCGTAACTAAAACTCTTTTCATTTTATCCGTTCCTGTAAATATATTCTAATGCCCTGTCTGCTTCTGCAGTCAGTGGTCTGTTTTCATACCAATTGCCTGTCTCAAGATCAAACTCGCGACATAGATCTGCAATCTGGTTTGCATTGATCGGGTATCCTTTAGAGTATGCATTACCCGCAATCGCAATCATTATCTTGTACATCTTTCCATACCACCCCGTCCCAGAGATCTGTTGATATTCTGCCCCCAGCTTACGCGGCCAGAATGGACAATCACGATAGGAAGACCATCGGTAGTCGGTGTTATTTAGACCATCTTTACGGTACTGTATCACCGCTGATCGCATCTCAGGCGATAGTCTATCAAGGAAGGTATTGTTCGTTTTCTCATGGTAAGGATGTTTTGCAATCAACTCAGAACCGTTGATCTTCGATCCTCCAGAGTTCACCATAAAGAACGAATACGCGTTAGGATACTGTGCAGGAACGTAATACATACGCGCTAGGTCTTTTGTCTGTGGGTCACCTAACTCACCTAGCTCAGTATTGAGAGCGTGCCAGAACGCCTTGATGCGATTGTTCTCGATCTGTTCGTCGAGACGGAATATGATCCGAAACTTTAAATGCTCTTCTGAACTGCTTGCTGTGTTGTAGACGACATAGTCATACTGACCGTACTTGCGGTGCAACCATGTTCGTAGAGATTCTACATCAGTGCAACCGTCAATAGGATCATCCACATCAACGCAACACCAAGGAGACCAATATAGAACAGATCGATTACTACGCGTCGAACCCACGTCGAACACAGCAGGAGTAAGAAGAGGAGAACTATTGGGTCCACCTTTCTCTCCAGGTTTAGTGTAAGAATCACGAAGGCACACCACGAAATCCATCCACGACATAAACGTGGTACGACGGTGTGTCTTGTTATCAAACTGGTTTTTGAATAGAGTTAATTCATACATACAGAGATTATACTACTAACCAAAGAATAAGTCAAGGGTGGAGACACCCTGCTCTTGATAGTTCCAAAGTAACAGTTCTTTTCGGTTATGTTCATCTTCACGATACTTCTTACCAGAGTGCATGGTGTAGGTAAGGTCCCACTCCAACTGATTCCATCCAGTATATGCTTTCTTGAGTGTTTCGTTAGAGTTATAAGTGATCATCACCATCGCATCGGTATCGTCGAGTTCATCGTGAAATCGCTTGTGACAAAACGAGTCGTGCATGTCTCCGTTGTTGCCATAGATGAACGACTTGATGTCGTAAGGTGGGTCCGCAAAGATAAATGTATCTTTATCAGCACCCTCTAGAAAATACGAGTAGTCTTCGTTGGTGATCTCCCAGTTGCGCATCAACGCAGAGAACTTGGGCAACTTACCAATCAGCCTATGGTTGAATTGCTGAAATACCGCATCTTTTGAAAACGAACCTGTAGACTCACCCAGACCACTGAATGAGCAACGGTTCATAACATAGAACTGCCATGCGATCTCGAAGGGATCCTCTGCTGTGTTCAGACCCTCTCGCATGATATGGTAGTAGTCAAGGTGCGCCTGTAAGGAATCCTCTGCGTCGGACAGTTCTTCTTTTACCGCGTGTAGTTTATCCGCAAGATCTTGTCCGCGGCTCTGGAGAGACTTCCAGAAGCAATACAGGTTGTAGTATTTGTCGTTGACCTTGACGGGAATATCGGGAAACTT